ATCGAAACTCAGATGATATCTCACATAAGAAGGTAAGATTACTTCTACAACATTTAATAGGTCTTAAAACAGAAGGTGATAAGTTTACTGATGAAAAGCTAGAACAATATGATGAGATTTCTTATTATGATGACGAAGAAACATCTACACAACTTGCTTGTGATTCTAATAAACTTTTAATGGTTCTTCTTGAAAGAACAGAATCTTCACTTAAAGATATTATAAAAGATAGTTTAAAATCTACTCCACATAACTTATTTGTTAATTATATTACTGGTAATAAAGTGAATAGATTTGTAACAACTAAGGTTTTAATTCAATTCAGTAATTTAATAAAAGCTTTTGAAAGTTTTAAGTGGAAATAATTATTTATCTTTTTCCTTATTAATCATCGCATTCTTAATCAAATCATTTAACTTTCTATTGTCCATTATAGAACCAGTGGTTCCTTGTTCGGATTCTTCCGATGCTAAGTTTTGAGCTTTCATAACTTCTGGATTTTCAATTTCATTAAGACCTAAATCTTTTCTTAATCCTTTATAGAATTTTTCAAGTTCAGTTCTTTGTGTTGATGAGAATTTAGAGTTTTCTCTAATTTGACCAATTGTTTGATTGACAACTTCATGCATTCTAGCTGAGTTATCTCCGTTATCTACTTGTCTTAGTTGAGATAAGAAGTTCTTTCTAGTCATTTTTGATAAGAAGATTGTTTCAGCATAAACTAAAGCATCATCTCTCATCTTATTTCTTATATATGGGTGTTCTTTTAATTCTGGCACATCACTTAGATATAAATCTACAAGTGATTCTAATACTTCCATTGATTGTTGTGAAGCAACGGTCATGTCTGAGTCATAATCATAGATTTCAATCTCACCTAAATCTGGTAGATCTTCAGGTCTTGCGAGGTGTTTACTGATATCAAATTCACCATTTTCTGATTGAATTTCATCAAACTCGTCCTGTATCCTAATTCTTTCATTTTCTGCTTTAGACATAAGAAGGTGGTTTTTTACAATATATATTAAAAATATATTGTTCCTAAAAATATGGCATTAGCTCCGCAACAAGAAAAACAGATGGTTTTTACTACTATATTAGTAGATGAGGCTACTGACAAAATCAATGATGGTATAGTTATCAAAAGATATCAGAATCCTTGGTTAAAAAGTGAGGTCGGATTGAGAAGATCCGGTGTTTCATTTAGAATGACCGCTCATGAACAATCTGAATATGTGAAATGTGCTTTAGATATTCATTATTTTACTGAAAAATATTGTAAAGTTAAGACCGAAGATGGATCCATTGATAATATTCTATTAAGAGATTACCAAAAAGAAATGCTTGATAGCTTTGTTAATAATAGATTTAGTATTCTAATGGCTTCTCGTCAGGTAGGTAAGACTATCTCATCTTCTATCTTTATGTTACATACTATTTTATTTAGCAATGATAAAAATATAATGATTGTTGCCAATAAAGGAGATACTGCGGTAGAGATTGTTGATAAGATTAAATCTATCTACTCTTTATTACCTTACTTTTTGAAGCCGGGTATTAAAACATGGAATCAAAAATCATTAACATTTGAGAACGGGTGTAGAATTAAAACATCAGCTAGAACAAAGACTCCAGCCATTGGTTTTACCATTGACGTACTTTACTTAGATGAGTTTGCACATATTCCTTCAAATATTATTGAACCTTACTATACTGCTGCTTTTCCGACCGTGTCTGCTATACAAAACTCGAAGATTATTATAACATCAACTCCAAATGGTATGAATTTATTTCATAAATTATTGATGGATGCTGAAAGACCAGATGGTGATCCGTTAAAGAATAACTACAAAGCGATGAGAGTTTATTGGTACCAAGTACCAGGTAGATTTGTTACTTATATTAGATTAAATTCTCATAAGATGTATGAATATGGTGTTACTAAAGAAGAGATATTTCAATTAGTTCAAGATAGGTGGTCTCAATATACAAAGATTGAGATGAAGTATATTGTTGATAATATGAAGGATGTTATCTATGTTTATAATAATGATAAGTGTTCTGATGAAGAAGTTAAAAAAATGACTTTTGTTGATAAGAATGGACATGATGTTCCTATTTTAGCCATATCCGAGATGACGACTTGGAAAGAAGAAGCTATAAAAGATATTGGTGGTGAAGATGCCTTTAACCAAGAGTATGGTTTAAGATTTATTAACTCAAGTAAATCATTGTTAAGTGAGGCTATTATAGATGACTTGTTAAGAAATAAAAAGAATTATATATACGAAGAAATTCCAGAGTTTGATAAAAAATTAAAATTCAGTTATAAGGATCTTAAATGGGTAGATGATGATGAATCTTTTCTACCACTTAAAAGAAAAGAATATAAAATTGTTATTTCGGTCGATATTTCAGAAGGCCTTGGACAAGATTATTCTATTATAAATATATTTAGAATTTCTGAAAAACCAAAAGACTTAGTTGAATCACAAAAAGCTTCTTATAAGTCTATTGTAGACTTCTTTAGATTAGAACAAATAGGGTTATTTAGAAATAATTATGTTTCTGTTAAACAATTAGCTGAGATTCTTTATATGATAGTATTTGAATATCTAAATCCAGATAATGTTAAAGTGGTTGTTGAGTTAAATAACTATGGTAATACTTTATTCGCTGAGTTGCCACATGTTTTTGATGGTAATAATGACTATGGTTCGTCTGTTTTTGTTAGATATAAACACAGAGCAGATGCTACTGAGGAAAAAGTTGGTCTAAAAGTTGGTGAGAATAAGAATTTAATGGTTAAAGATTATCAAGAACTTATGCAAAGTAAGGGATTTGTTATAAACAATGAAGATAATATTAGAGAAATCACAACATTTGTTAAACACACTACAAATGCTGGTAACACAAGATATGCTGCTGATGTTGGACATGATGATACTGTAATGACGATAGTAAACTCAACAACTATTTTTAGTAGACATGAATTTAGTGAAATGGTTGAAGAGTGGTCTAGTAAATTTGTAGATAAAGAACATATGAACTATGTTAAAGAATGTCTAAAAAATATGGACTATGTTGAAGGAACAGATTATAGTCAAGTTCTTAAAATAAGAAAAAAAATCATGAATAGAAATAAAAATAGTGGTTCTAATACAAATGGTATAAATTGGTTTGGTGCTAATAAATAAAAAAACTCTCAGTTTGAGAGGTTTTTTGTTTAATTTGTTGTTTCCATTGTTGCACTGAGACCAGCGTTTTTCAACTTGTCTTTCATAGTAGATATAGTTTCTAAATCACCATATTTAACATCACACTTACCACTAAAGTGAACAATATGAGCACACTGGGCGGCTTGTTCGTTTTCGTGTTTACAAATCTTCATTAGACAAGTAATTACCCAATCAAAGCTATTGTAATCATCGTTGTGTAGAACTAACCTATATGGTTTTGAAAGTATTTCATCAACTTTCGATTTTGTTTTCTTTTTAGTAATTGTAGCCATAACTAATTTTAATTTTCTATGTATTATATATTATTTGGATAATTTGTTTCTTTTTTATTAACAACATCAACAACAGTAACTTCAATATGATGTTCTTCAGCCCACTCTTCGAATCTAACTAGATGTTCACTTCTATCATCATACATAACAAACTCACTAACCCCAAGTTCTTCAATTTTTTGTTCAAATAATTTAGTTTTGAAGTTGTATGTATCACCACCCCAATTTAAATGAATTTCATCAAAAGAAATGTTGTGTTTATTTAATATAGTCTCAACATGATTTAACATATTAGGTACTTTTTTAAGACGACCAGTTGCTAAAATGACATAGTTATCTGGATCTGAGACAGCTTCTAAGTATTTTTTATAAACCCAAGGATTTACTGGTATGTCAAAAATTTCAGGATTAATACTTTCCGCCTTTCCCCACCAGCCACCATACGGCCATTCAGTTCCTGTTTTTTCTTTCCAAACTATCTTGCCTTCTTCAGGTTTTGGTGTGTGGCACATTGTGTCATCAAAGTCAAATGAGATTAATCTTTTATATGTCATGAATTGGTTCTTATTTTAAATATCCACAAATATATATAAAATTTCTTAAAATTAAAAGGTCGGTTTAGTAAAATAATATATATTTTAAAAATAATACATTTTATGAAATTAGATAATGCAAAAAAAGACCCAGTAGTTAAAGATGTTATCAAAACTAAAATAAGTCAATTGGATATTAAATCAATTCTTATATTAATATTACTTGGATTGACGTTATTGTTTGGATTCAAGTGGTTTTTTTCAGGTGATAAAGCATCAAAAGAAAGAGTTAAACAATTAGAACAAGAGTTTAAGGATTTAGAGAATCAAAAAAAGGCTGTGGATTTAGAAATAAATTCTTGGAGGGTTAAATCCGATAGTCTTAGACAATTGGATGTTAAATTACAAGCAGAATTAACTAGACAAGAAGCTCAAACTAAAAAGGCCGAAATTGAAGCTAATAAATCTAAGGCTAATTTAGATAAATTAAAACATGATCTTGAAGAAACTCAACACAAAATAGATGAGTTTAAAAAGAATCCACCTAATAGAACAGGTGATGCTCTTTTAGAGTCACTAAAAAATAAAACTAAAAATTAATATGAAAAATTTTCTAACATTAATTATAGGTATGATTTTGAGTTTAAACGCTTATTCGCAATATTCACAACCTAAAATAGATTATCCAAGATTTGAAATAGACTCATTGGGTCAAAAAGTACTAGTAATGACTATTGAACAAGCTCAAAATCTTGACAATGGTACAGATTTATTGGTTCTTTTACAGAAACAAAATACTCAAATGGGTCAATATGATTCTGTTTGTGTTAAAGTTATCAATGATAAAGAACAAGTAATTGCTTCTCAAAAAATGGAGATTGCTAAATTAAAAGAATCTATCAATAATAAAGATTTACAGATTAAAGCATTACAAGGTGAAGTGGCATCATATCTTAAAAAGATTCTTATTTTAGAAGAACAAGTTGTTAATAGAGAACAAGTTATTGGTGAAAAAAACAAACAAATAAGAAAAATTAAAACTAAAATGATTTTTGGTGGTATCGGAGGAGCGGCTTCCATTATTGGCTTAATAATAGGATTAATAGTATTAAATTAATTGAAAAAAAATGAGTTTTAATACTTAATATATAATCTATAAAAAATATTCAAATACAAATGAAGTATATTAGAACTTATGAAAATTATCGTGTTAAAAAGAACAGAGAGGAAATTATAAAAGAATCAGTTCTTCAAATAAATGATATTTACAAAGTAAAGACAATGATTGATATTCCTCAATCTTTAATTAACGCTTATGTAAAAAAAGTAAAAGATACCACTGGTAAAAATCTTCGTCAGTTCTTTGGTGATGTTGATATTGCTGAAGAAATTGTAAAATATATTAATATGAATAATTTAGATATTGAAAAAATTCCTGGTGGCGCTTTAATGGGTGGTGGTCAATCACAAGGTCAATCAACACAAAGTCAACCTCAAGTTGAAACTGAAGGTGAGGCTCAAACACAAACTCAAGAAGTTCCTCAAGAACAGGCTCAAGAGGCTCCTACACAAAATGAGTTTGAAGAGCCACAAGCTCAGACACAAGCACAAGCTCAGCCACAAGCACAAGCTCAGCCACAAGCTCAGACAGAAGCTCAACCACAAGCTCAGCCACAAGCTCAGCCACAAGCACAAGCTCAACCAGA